CCCCAGACGTTTGGATCGGTAAAATTGTAGCCGGCATTTCGCAGGATGCTTTTCTTGAGGCCGAGGTTTTGCCGGCTGTCTGGCCCGTCGTCCCTGGCGGGAAATTGCAGCAGACAGGCGTTCTCGAATAAGTATTGATAGATGCCGTATTGGGTCATTGCTGACCCTTTGACGCCGACCTCTTGATCGACCAGGTAAAAATAACCGACGATGCTGAGCAATCCGGTTTCGACGGAGCCGAACTGGTTGTCACTGCCGGTCCGCTTGATGAACTGGCTGTTGTCGGCGGGGCCGGCGTAATCGGTGAAATCCGTGAAGTTGCCGAACTGATTCACCGCGACGCAGCGTTCCTTGGTCGCCTTGAAGAACTCCTGCATCAGGGTCTGATCGACGAAATGATCTTCCAGGTTGTTGGCGTGATTCCAGCCCATGTTAGAGGTGTATCCAGGCGTATTTCGGGGACCAGCCGACGCGGATCAGGCCGCCCGCATCGTCATGGGTTTCATAGCCGACCAGGTGATCGCCGACGGCCAGGCTGCGTTTGACCGCCTCGCCGGCCTCGGCCAGGTTGAAGACCAACACTTCACTGTCGGCGACATTGTCATAAGTAGGATCCTGGTTGCTCAGAAGGAATTTATCCGCATCAAAATGGATCGGACGGCATTTGTAATAGGCGTACCAATCGGTCACAAAACCCGTGATCCGCCAGGTTGCAAGCCCCGTTCCACCGCTGGCCCCGCCGAGCTTGACCAATGCCCACTTGATTCCTGTGCCGGACTCTTTCCAAAGGATGATGGCTGATCCGGCGGTGTCAGTTTGCAGATAGCCGGATTGCCCCTCGGCCACGTCCGCAAAATTATGCGATTCGTCGCTGACGTTGACCTGGACACAGCACATACCCGTGATATATGCCCGGCCGAGGGCGGTGCTGCGGATCGGCTCGGCCAGGATGACGAATTTGCTCTTGTGATTGTCCTGGGTCGGAGTCACACCTTTCAAGGCGGGTGTGTTCTTGAACCGTTCCAGATCAACGGCGGGTTCGAAAAGAATGCCATCGATTCCCAGGACGGAAAATCGCGGCAGGTCGGACCCGCTGTCATTGCGGACCAGGATGGTCTCGGAACCGGCGGCCATCTGCGGAACCTGGACGGCGTTTTGCTGGCGCTGCTGAAAATCCCTGGCCGCGTCGATAAAGTTGTTGTACGTCCCCGCGGGGATAATCAGCGGATCGCCGGTGCGAACTTTTTTCATACATTAGACCTCCGGCTTCGGGCCTCAGACGTCAGGCGGAAGATATGGCTTGCCAACGTTATTCTTCCTGATGCCCGAGGTCTGACGCCTGACGCCTATTCATATCCCCAGCAGTGAAAAATCCGCCCAGTCGTACACCTGCTCGACATACACGGCCATGGGCCGCTTGACCAGGGCATTGGCACCGGTGTCCTCGGCATCTTCGTATCGCACCCAGAGGTATTCCCAGCCTTTTTTGGCGATGCCCGTAATATCGCCGATGATGATGCCGGTTCGGTTCGGACTGGCGGCGAAGCGATAGGTGATCTCCCAATCCTCCTGGCCCCGCTGGGCACCCGAAGCACCCAAAAACAGGCATTCACCCGCAGCGAACCAGCGAAAGCCGGAGTTATTCACCTTGCCGGTCAGGTTAAAGAGAACACTTTGATATGCAGGCGTGATCCAGGCGGCTGGGATATAATGCGTCTCGGAAAAATTGAACACAGGCACGGTGATATCGACGCCCTCGACGTTATCGCGTGTAACGCCGATTGCACCGCCAAAGTACGGGGCCGTCCGGCCCGGCGGGGCATAGGCACCCATCGTGCATAAAGATTGTGTGATATGCTGGGTTCCGCCGCCGGTGTCGAACTGAAACACCGACTGGCCTGTCTCCGGCTGGCGCTGCAGCGGACCATACCGCACCGTCCCCAGCCACATTAAAGGACCGTGATATTCGACGGACCAGTTCTGGCGGACCAAACCATCGTAGATTCCCGGCGTGGTGCTAAAAAGCGAAGTTTTCGCCTCGATGTCATTATCGGTGCCCTTGATAATGAATTTCAAGGTGATCGCGGGATTGTCTCCCTCAATCGTCTCGCGGCTGTCGAACATTTCCTCGATGGTGATAGCCATATCAATCCGTTACGCGAAGGTCAGATTGCCGTACTTGGAGGCATCGACGAGTTTTCGGGTATTGCGGGCGGTCTCTTCGGCGGCGACGGCAGTTCGGTTAAGCGGATTTCCCACCCCCAGGCCGCTAAGTTCCATCGCGTTGAAGGTGCCCGTCACGGAAATCGTCCGTTTTTGAATCTCATCCCAGAGACCCTGGAATTTATTGGCAAGCGGCTCTTGCCCCTCGCCCGCCTGGGCGGATGAGCGTTTTTGTTTCGCCTCGGCGATGGCGTCCTGCCACTGCTTCCTGGCCTGCGCCAGTTCCAGTTCCGCCTGGCTCATTCGCTGTTCGTGAGCGGCCTGTAATTTCTGAGACTGGTCCTCATATTCCTGGCCGATCTGAGCCAGGTTATTTTCATGTTCCGTTCTGGTGCCCTCGCACTGCGTTGTCCGCTGGTTTTCCGCCTCGGCGACCGATTGTTTCTGCTCATCAGCAATTTCAGAAAATCGGCGATTCGATTCCTGCTCGATATAGTTGGTGGCGAAGTTCAGGTCGATGGATTCATCGAATTGGCTCTTGAGCCACATCCATTTCTTGGCAATCCAACTCGCCGTCGTCTCCACCGACCGTGCATGCCAGGCGGTAAATCCGGCCCAGGCCTTTTTCAAGCCCGCCACACATTCGATCATGGCGACAGTAACACCATGCACGGCGATCTCCCATGCCGCCTGGATGCCGTAAAACGCCCCATAAATGACCTTCAAGATCGCATCCTTGAATCGCAGCCAGATGCCCAGCAAAAACGTCGTTCCCTTCTCCCACTCCATTTTTAACGTCAGCCAGAGGATTCTGGCGGCGAGCGTAATATCGCCCGCCATCAAGGCGTCGGCGATCCCACCAAAGGCGGCGACCGCCTCATCCCGCAAGGTCTGGAATTTTCCTGCAAGCCAGTCGATGGCCTTGCCGCCATAGCCGGAGACCTTCAAAAACCACACACCCAACAGGGCCAATGAGGAAATGACCAGTCCCAGCGGCGATAATATAAAGGTAAGAACCGAGGCGATATTTCGGAAGGCGGCTGTAACAATCTTGGTGACAATCCGAATCCCGCCGATAATCGAACCCAGGCCGGAGATGATTGTCCCCAGTACCACCAGGGCTGCACCGGTCGCCATGACAACACCGGTGATCTTGGCGATGGAGATAATCAACCCTCGATTTTCGCGCACCCAGCGAGAGATCGTGGCCACGATTCCTGTTACCTTCTCGACCGTTCCCTTCAGGGTCTTACCCAGGGTAGCGCCGATGTGAAAGATCAGCATCTTGATGCTCTTGCTGAGCCGGGTAATTGAATCGTGAAATTCTTCCGCCGCCTTGGCGTCCTCGGATGACATCGTCAGCCCCAGTTTGCGGGCCTCAACCTGCAGGGCCTCGATTCCGGCAGCGCCTTTTTCCAACAGCGGCAGCAGGCTTGTTCCCGACCGGCCAAAGACGCTCATCGCGGCTGCTGCTTTTAACGTCGGGTCGGCGATATCGCTGATCCGCTGGGCGATGAGTTTAAACTGGTCCTCGGGTGAGAGATTGATGATATCCTCCGCCGCCAGGCCCAACTTATCCAATTTGCCCGTGGTGCCCTCCGCCTGGTCGGCCACGCCCGCGATGGATTTCTGCATACGCTTGAGATTGCTCTCCAGGGTTTCGATATCGGTTCCGGAGATACTGGCGGCATAAGCCAACTCCGAGAGCGACTCCACGGAGACGCCCGTCCGCCTGGACATCTTGGCCATCTGGTCACCTAGGCCGGAAAATGTTTTCACCGAGGCGATTAGAGGGCCCCAGACCACGGCAGCGGCCGCCATGATCTTCAGGCCCAGGTTGCGAAGGTTCTTCCCAAAAGATTTTAGATGGTTTTCCGCAGCGCGCAGACCGGCGATGAGTTTGCTGTTATCGGCAAACAATTCAACGTAGGCTCTGCCGGCTCGGATGGCGTTGGTATTGGACATGAGTGTTTTCTATAAAGGCGTCAGGCTTCAGACCTCAGGCATCAGGTGTAATGTTTCGCTACGCGACTTTTTATAATCTGAAGCCTGACGCCTGAAGCCTATTTATGCGGTTCCGGTGGCCTGCTTGAGCGTACTGATCACCTGGTCCTTACGCCGATTGTCCGCCGCAGCGCCCAGGCCCAAAGCACCGCCAAGCAATCCGATCCCAATCGGGATCAGTGAGGCAGGATTGAGGTTCCCACCAGCCGCCTGGGTGGCTACCGTTCCCACTGTCTCCAGGAGTTGTTGCTTGAATTCATCCTGCTTATCCAAATCCGAAAGTCCTGCCTCGATCTTGGCATTGATTGCCTTGACCTCCTCATTATAGGCTGACACCTCGGCGTCGAGTGTCGCCTTCTTGACGGCGACGTCCTTCTGGACGGTGATCACCTGCTGGTTGAACTCCGTCCGAGTCACCTTGGCCATATCTCCCTGTGGCGAGGTGATCAGCCCAATTGTCTTCGACTGGCAGCCCACCGTGGTGACGATCCCGCCGAATAAAATGGCGCACAGCACCAGCGAGAGGATCGTCCAGCGGTTGTAGTCGATCCAGTTCAGAACCTTGTGCAAAAAATCGGTATTCATGGTCGTTCTCCTTTCACAAAAAAATTCCTCATCATGGCAATATTGTCCTTGGTAATCTGAATTCCAATTCGTTTTTTCACAGCAAATGGGTCAAAGTCAGACGGTTTAAATGGCCGGTGTTTCTTGGGGTCACGGTTCGTATTGGCGATCAGGGCCATCAAACTGGCCGTCTGAGACCAGTCATGCCTCTGGCGGCCCTCGGCCATCCACAAAAGCTCCCGCAGGGTCAAGGGCCTCGGATCAATTCCGGCGACACCGGCGAGTTGCCAGAGGATTCGCCAAACGTCTTCTCGATCACCGCCTCGAGATCGAGGGCCGAGAGGGTCGTTTCCACCTTTAGAATCGCCAGGTCGATCACCTTCTTCTGGGCCGCGACCGCCTGTGCCCGATCCACCCTCCCCCGCTTGCGGAAAAAATCGATCAGTTCTTCATAGAATGCCGTCTGTGCTGACAAAATGGCATCACCGCCGAGGGCTTGGCCGAACTGCTCATCGGAGATGTTCTGCTGATCCGCCTGGGGCTTGATGAGACAATAGATGACATCGCACAGCAGAATCTCATCGGTCCCGATCCGTGTCAGCAATGGCGGATCGCCTTCCTCCGGCTGCAGAAGATCGATCTTGAGCAAGTCCCGCACCCGTTTAGCAGCGTCGATGGTCAGTGAAATCGTCCACGTCCGACCGGCGTTATCGGTAAATGTCTTCATGATGATCTTTTCCTATGTTTAGACAACGACCCACGCTACGAACTTGGCCAGTTTTGCGGTGACGCTGACGACGATGGCTTCCTCCAACGCCTCGTTGCGTGAGAAGTTGGTGATCGACCAGTTGCCATGCGGCCCCTCGGCCCCGTCGGCGTCCTTGGCGTCGGTCAGCACAGCCAGGCTCACCTCCGTAGCGTTGAGGAATGCATTCTTGATCGCCTCAAAGCCCGTGTCGCCGCTCTTCCACACCATTTCAAATTCCGCGGTGCACTCTCGCAGCGTCGGTGCCGTCGCCCGCCAGCCGGAATTCGACCGCGTGGTGATATCCGCCTCGCCCGCCTCCAAGGTCAGCGTCACATCGCGGACATTACCCATCTCCGTCAGACTCCCCAGTGCTGTGTC